GAGGTGCGAGAAGATAAAATTGCAGCGATGCTTACAGGAAAGAAGATAGAAGTTAAATCAGAGCGTGACCTCTGGCAAAAGACGGGTAACATTTGTATTGAGTATAAGTCATACGGTAAGCCGTCAGGGATTGACGCAACTGAATCCGACTACTGGTTCCATAACTTATGTATCGGTGATGATGAATACTGCACACTGGTATTTAACACCGCTACGCTCAAGAAGATTGTCAAGCGCCTAGATAGTTTTAAAACCGTATCGGGTGGTGACAACAGAGCAAGCCAAATGTACCTGTTAAATCTTCAGAAGCTATTCTCTTCTGATGTAATCAAAGCATTCAAGGAGTTAGAAGATGAACCAGAAGCCGCTTAATACTATAGTCCCTGACATCTATGGGCTGCTTGAAAACCTTTCAAATGGAGAGCCTCTTCCAATAACGGAGGAGGCGCTCGATGCAACGATGGCATCTATGAAAGAAGCTATCCTCCACTGGGCAACACCAAGACCCAGAGACACTGACTTCACTGTACGAATGTCTAACGTAGGTAAGCCCTCTCGTCAGATGTGGTTTGAGAAGCGTGACCCTAATGGCCGTGGCAGCGTTGATGGTGCAACGCAAATTAAGTTTCTGTACGGTCACATCCTCGAAGAAGTTGTACTTATGCTTGTACGAATGGCGGGACACAACGTCACCGATGAGCAGAAAGAAGTTACAGTCAACGGTATTGTTGGACACATGGACTGTAAGATTAACGGTCAGGTAGTAGACGTTAAGTCTGCATCTAAGTTTGCCTTCAATAAGTTTATGAAGGGTACACTGGCTGACGATGACCCCTTCGGTTACTTAGGACAGCTCGCCGGTTACGAGAAAGCAGAAGGCACAAACGAGGGCGGGTTTCTTGTTATCAATAAAGAGAGTGGCGAGCTATGTATGTATGTTCCAGACGACTTGGATAAGCCGAACATAGATACTAAAATAAATACGCTGTTCGACGAATTAAAACTTGACACGCCGCCTGACTTGTGCTATACTCCCACACCTGATGGCAAGAAAGGAAATATGCAATTGCCTAAAGGTTGTACGTGGTGTAAGTATAAACACGAATGCCACAAGGATGCCAACGATGGAGCTGGCCTCAGAACTTTCAAATACTCTACTGGCTATAAATATTTAACACATGTAGAGGCAGAACCAAAGGTGGATGAGATATTATGAATCGCAAAAAGTCTAAGCGAATAAAAAAACACGCAGAAGTTTTGCAGATTGAATGGCTTAAAAGTCTTCTCAGTGACGAGGAGGCTTCTAAGATTAACAAAGATAACTTCAAAGATATGCTGCCTAAACAAACACACCTGTGGGCGCAAGGCACAATACATACTAGCTTCTATACATTAAAGTGGCTGAGCAATAAGATAAAGCAGTTAATAAAAATATTCCCTGACAAAGACGTTGAGGATGTAACGCCACAAGACATCGCATGGAAAATGGAGCAAAGATGAAGAAGGTACGCAAAGGCTATAGGAAGCCGAGAGTTAAACGTCCAGTAGAAAAAGACTTAGTAAAAGGCTATGATTCAAACTGGGAGTATGAGTTGCACTCTGGAATCCTAGATGCTTGGGAGCACCACGTTGACAAGGTTGAGTACACAGTCACCCACAAGTACGAGCCAGACTTTGTTAAAGAAATAGATGGCAAGAAGATACTTCTGGAGGCTAAGGGCCGTTTCTGGGACAGCGCAGAATACTCTAAGTATGTCTGGGTTTCTAAGGTTCTTCCTGTTGATGTTGAGCTAGTGTTTCTGTTTGCCAACCCCAATGCCCCTATGCCTGCCGCCAAGGTTCGTAAAGATGGTACAAGGCGCTCTCATGGTGAGTGGGCTTCAGCTAATAATTTTAGATGGTTTAGTGAAGACAGTATACCTGACAACTGGATTAACGTGAAAAAGAAAGAGGACTTTAAAGATGAGATTGAATGACGCAACGCCACAAGATTGGGACAGAGTTAGAGAAACAGGAGAGCCTACGTTTGAAAGTTACATGGAGCGTTTAGAATCTAAATATGTTTATGATAGCACAGAAGATTACGGCAAAGAAGTTACGAGCGATGCTGGAGACTTTGCAGATTGTTGGGCTGAGCCTAAAAAAGGAAGAGGCATAGATGCGTGGATGAAGGCAGCTCACGAAGAAGCTAAAGAAGCTTGGGATAAAGCACAAAAAATACTAGAAGAACCGGACATTGAAACGGACATGGTGCTCAGACCCGCACACTACAACACCGGTAACATAGAATGTATTGAAGCTATTGAAGAGTCTATGTCTTCAGTGGCATTCAAAGGCTACCTAAAGGGTAACTGCCTGAAGTATCTGTGGCGCTATGACTACAAAGGTAAGCAGGTAGAAGACCTACAGAAAGCTGGTTGGTACTTACAGAAGCTAACAGCAATGGTGACAGAGGAGAATAGCTGATGGACAGACAACCTAGATTTGAGCTGATACACTATCCAGAGTTCGGAGAAGCAGAGAGGATATGTCCAGCAGTTAAGATAGTCTATACTATATATAGTGATGGGCAAACAATAGATGATATGAGAGAGCAGTTTGATTACTTTCTAAAAGCCTGCTCCTACCACATACCACTAGATGAATAAGCTTTGGAAAATATGGAAACATGCGCTAGGTTCTTTTGACGAGGAAGACGGGTATGACGCAGAGAACGAAAACTATATCTCATACATTAGAACTTTTATTGTGCTGTCTAACCTAGCTTGTGCTTATGTTATAATGTTTAATATAATTAAGGGTTGGTGACATGAAAAAGTGGTGGCGAATATGGGCCAAAAGTCTAGGTGAAAAAGTTGGCGAAACAGATAAGCAAGCTAATACTGTTGCTTGTGTTAGGACTGTTTGGTGGCTTACTCATATGGTTACATGTGGATTTATTATTGCAGGCAATGTAAAAACATTAGGTCTTTTGTAATGGACAGGAAAGAAGAAAGGCGAGATAGGTTTGACCGCAAAAAGAAGTTTAAAAAATTAACAAGGTCTTCTACAGCTAAGACTGAACGCAAAAAAACTAAAAGGAAAAACAATGACAGTACAATTTATGGACATGCTCTGGAGCATTAACTTTAGAATGGGAGTTGGATTAGATGTCGAGGCATCCAGCAGCAGGCCGGTGTGGATTACTGGCTTTGATAATAAAATCGAAGCGGGAGAGTTTGACGGTTTAATTTTTTCTATTCCTTTCTTTGTTTTTACTATTGGAAACGTGTGGAAAATAGGAGATGCTTGATATTATTACAGCATTAGGACTTTTTATATTACTGGCAACAACCAGCGTAGTTATTTTCGCAACCCTATACAACATTTATACAGAGGATAAAGATTAATGGACAAGTACCAACAGTTTATACACAAAAGTCGATATGCACGATGGCTTAGCAACGAAGGGCGAAGAGAGACATGGGAAGAAACAGTACAGCGTTATGTAGACTTTTGGATTAATCGAAAGCAAATAGATAAGAAAACAGCAGAGCGATTGTATGATGTTATTGTAACACAAAAAGTTATGCCGTCTATGCGCTGCATGATGACAGCGGGTGAAGCTTTAGATAAAGATAACGTGGCTGGATTTAATTGTAGTTACTTAGCTATTGATTCTCCACGAAGCTTTGATGAACTGATGTACGTTTTGATGTGCGGTACTGGTGTAGGCTTTAGTGTTGAGCGAGCATTCATCAACAAGCTCCCAGTAATTGCTGAAACTTTCCACCCAACTGACACAACGATTGTTGTTGGAGACAGTAAGATTGGATGGGCTTCTGCGTTTCGTGAGTTGATTGCAATGTTATATGCCGGTAAGATTCCTAAATGGGATATGAGCAAAGTGCGTCCTTCTGGTGCAAGGCTTAAAACTTTTGGTGGTCGTGCTTCAGGCTCTGCGCCTCTTGACGATTTATTTCGTTTCTGTGTAGAAGTCTTCCAAAAAGCACGGGGACGCAAGATGACATCTATCGAGTGCCACGATGTTGTATGTAAGATTGCTGACATTGTAGTTGTAGGTGGCGTAAGACGTTCAGCCCTTATTAGTCTATCAAATCTTTCTGACAATCGCATGGCTAAAGCTAAGACTGGCGCATGGTGGGAAGTAGACGGACATCGTAGACTGGCCAACAACAGCGTAGCATATACTGAGAAGCCTGATTTTGAGGCATTCATCAATGAGATGAAGACACTCTATGAAAGCAGAGCAGGTGAGCGAGGATTGTTTAGCCGTGTAGCTGCACAAAATATTGCAGCTCGCAATGGACGTAGAGATTCTGAGCAAGACTTTGGCACTAACCCGTGCTCTGAGATTATCCTACGCTCTAATCAGTTCTGTAATCTATCTGAGGTTGTTGTGCGTGAAGACGACACAGCAGAAACACTTAAAGAAAAAGTAGAACTAGCTGCTATCATTGGCACACTACAGGCAACGCTTACAGACTTTAGATACTTGCGAAACATTTGGCAAAAGAATACAGCGGAAGAAGCACTGCTTGGTTTAAGCATGACAGGAATTATGGACAATGAGTTACTATCGGGTAAAGGAGATGCAGAAGAACTTGCATCAACACTGGAAGGTCTTCGTGACCATGCTATCAAGGTCAACGAGAAATGGGCTAAGAAGCTTGGTATTGAACAGTCTGCGGCTATTACGTGTGTTAAGCCTAGCGGCACTGTATCTCAACTTGTCGATAGTGCTAGTGGTATCCATCCTCGCTTCTCTAAGCATTACATTCGCAGAGTACGCTCTGACAAAAAAGACCCACTTGCAGTCTTTATGGAAGCAGCAGGATTCCCAGTAGAACAAGATGTAATGTCGGAGTCTTCAGTGGTCTATAGCTTTCCGGTCAAGGCTCCAACATCCAGCGTGGTTGTAAAAGAAGTAGGGGCTATGCAGCAGTTAGCACTTTGGAAGGCTTATCAAAATCACTGGTGCGAGCATAAGCCAAGTATCACTGTGTACTACACTGACGATGAGTACCTTCAGGTAGCTCAGTGGATATGGGAAAACTTTGATATATGTTCTGGTATTAGTCTGTTGCCAGTTAGTGACCATGTATATCAGCAAGCTCCGTATGAGGATATTAATGCAGAGAAGTATGAAGAGTTAGTAGCTTCTATGCCTAAAGATGTTAATTGGAACGACTTAATTTACTTTGAACAGGAAGATAACACCACAGGCTCACAGGAATTAGCGTGTGTCGGTGGAGCTTGTGAGATAGTATAAGGAGATATACATGAAAGCAAAGGAAGCTAATATACTATCGTTTAAAATAATCGTCAATCATTCGGGGGCCATCCTAACTGAGATGGGTGGTCTCCCCGAAGACCGACTGCATGAAGTGTTTAAGGGTGATGAGCTAATGCTCGTGCGTAAGATTATTCGTGACGCTAAACCTAAACTGGAGAAGATGCACGACTACCTTGAGCGTGAGCTAACAGCCTTCTCTACCACTTAGATTTATCGGCCCAATATGCCGCAGACATTTTGCCCTTGGCAATGTTCTTAGCATGTCGGGCTTTAAAACTTGCACGTTTCTTCTTCATCTTTTCTGACTCTCCGGCCTTGGGCTTACCTGCTGTACTGGCTCCCTGCTCTCCGTACCGAATTGTTTTGATTTTGTCGCCTTCTTTTGCCACAACAATATGGCTTTTCTTCGGGTGATTCGGTGTACGTTTCGGTTTATTATAGCCGCTTACTCCTGCTCTAGCTAGTCGAGGGTCTTTTTTCTTACTCATTTCCTATAGCTCCGTGTTTTCTTTGCAATCTTTTTGGGTTGAGCACTATGCTGCTTACCTTTCTTAGTGTCGGCTCGCTTCTTTTTTGTGGTTGCCGCATACTCTTTAGAGCTTAAAGCCTGCCTAGCTTTCTTAGGCAGATAGCGCTCCCCAGTTGCCTTCTTTCCT